TTATCATGATAACCAAAAATTCTAACTTTAGCTCTGCCCAGGATCAATGGATCTTGGTTGTATTCAACGACACCAATCCACCATATGAATCCGTCTCTACCTAAAAACATATTATCTTAGCCTCTGCGTTTGAAATATTATAGATCATCTAACTCTTTTGTGTCTAATGCGCCTGGCGGCACATTGTCTTTGATCCATGTGTATAGTTGTTTTCTAACGTCTGCGTCATTAGTGATAGCTTTGCCAGGTTTCTTCATTGTAATGTACAAGAAATCTTTGACAACTTTTCTACCCTTAATATCTTTGTAGTGTTCGCCTGTCTTTGGATCAATCAGAAATATAGTGTTCTCTGGATTATTTAGAATGACATAAATGCCACCACCTATCGTGACAGGCAAACTTGTCTTAACTAAACTTAGAATTGTCTGTGCAGCACCTTTGTGCGTTCTCAATAGAATATCATCAGGAACAACTCTTGCACGCTTTGCATTATTCTTCATTGCAATCTCATAGTTTGTCAATACCCATGCAATGTGAATATTCTTAGGATCATATCCTAATTCAATTAACTTTGGAAGATATGCTTCAAGATCCGACATATCTGCGAAAGTAGAATCAAACAAGATATTAGGTAAAATATTTTCTTTAGCGCCATCTAATAATAATTCCAAGGTTTTTTCTTTTACTCCAGTAGCCCTTATTAATACGTGCAATGCGTATACATGCTCTGGAATCTTAAGATTTAGTTGACTGAGAGTAAGCCCTTTTGATGTGATGTGCTTTTCAATAAATGCAGCATCAGACTCTTTAATCTTATCGCCATATTTTTTTAGCAAGTCGTCAGTAGTGAACTTGCTCATGCGATCTAATTTCTGAAATGCAATTTTCAATTCATCAACGTCACGAATTTTAAAGTCATTACCAGATAGATAATTATCAATCGCAAAGCCTTTTCCAGAGCCTGCGCCGCCAGCAAGAAAAACAATCTGTCCGTATTTTGAACCATTGTTAAACGTGATTAGCTTTTCTGATAACAGTGAGTACGCTTCAAAATCTCTTTTTTGAAAATACTCTAAAAATTGTAATTGCATTTTATTCCTCTTTTTATTTTATGTTGAGCCTAATGCTATTAGGGTATTCAAGTTGAGTCTCATGTTACCTCTAGACAGTTCTAATTTTTTTGTGTATCCTAGTCTAGTTAAATTGTGTCTACATGCAGTTACGACATATTTTCCTGAGTAAACTATATCATCTTGAATTACAGAGTTTTCTAGATTAATCGAATGTTGCGAACGGCTAGGAAGTCTGAATTCTACAACATCACCAACACCAATTCTATTTGTACCACCAGCAATATCTACTGTTATTCGAATGCTGCTATTCAAATATGCACCATAAGTATCATTTTTAATCCATGTTTTTTTGTCTGTGAATGGATCATTGATAGGATTTACAATCAGTCTTTCTCCGGGGAAGTCCTTTTCTCCATATGTACTGAAGTAATTTGTAGAATCTAAGTATTTGTTAAGATATGCTGATCCACCCGGAGCGTCTGTAGTGTCTTTATAATTTATTTGTGTGTCTGAGTATCGTCTATTTAAAATGTCTAGCGATCTGACTCTAGAATTATAAAATCCTCCAACCATTGAACTCAAATGGTTATAGTTATTTTGATACTGCACAGTCTTTGCTCTAATATTAACCTCTGGTAGTGTAGTGCTGAAGTAACTTCCTGCAGGACTATATTTTATTGTCGGAACTACTTTTGCTGGATCATTTGAATTTTTAATTATATCATCGATGCTTGTAAAATAGTGATGATAAGATTGTCCATCTTTATTGTAATTCAGTCTTTCATAGAACACATAATATTTTCCGTCTGAGCTTACTCTTTTTGCTAAATTATTAATAGCATCTATCGGCGCATATCCAGGAGATAAGAATGGTCGAGCAAGAAATCCGCCAGATATTAAAATTTCTGGCGTATCAACATTAATGTAATCTGATGATGCGTTTGGATCCATGTACTTATACAGTTCTTTGACTATACTAGTTACATTTTTATTCTGCCCAAAACTTTTAAATACTCTTTTCTTAAGAGAGTTTAAAGATGCTTCTGATGTGAAGTATAGTTTGTATTTTAAATTTCCTGTCGATGATGCAGGAATTTTAGAAAACTCATGAACAATAAGATCATCTCTATTAATAATGAGAGAGCCGCCTTCTCCTGGCATAGTAGCTTTGATTGTTATTCTTTCTCCACCAGTCAACACAAACTTTTCTAATCCACCAACAAAGTCATTTATAGTAACTGATCCTGTGATAGAAGATTTGAATATATCTTCGAAGACTTCAATTTCTACTATAACGTTTACTAAATCAATTATTGCGCCACTTTTAATTGTGATGGTGGCAGTCCGAAGCAAAAATGCTTCGGTTTGACTTGTCATTGGTGTGTTGCTGCCACCATCGAAAGATGTTGCCATATACTTTAATTGCCTAAAAGTTCTTGCAGTCCAGTTTCAAATTGAATCGCATATTTATAGTCTAATATTCTTATGAAAGATTTTTCTCCATTTATACGTCTTTCGTATTCCATAATAGTCTCTTTATATTTATTGCTGTCACTTAATTCCAAATACGACTCTTCACTAATGACAAGTTTATCTCCTGTGTAGAAAAACTTATCGGTATTTGTTGCATAAGTGATGCTTCCGTATTTTTCTATGATATATTTTCTAAACGCTGAACTACTTTTAGGCCAATCATCGTATAGACTATAGATATTATTCGACATCATAATAAGATATCCAAATTTTGATGTACCGTAAAGTTTATACGATACTCTATCTGGAGATTCTCCATCTGCAATGTAGTATGGACGAAGTGATGCTGACTTATACTTTGCAAATGCATCTTTTATTTTACCAGACACATTTAGATCGACACCTTTTATAGTGTCATACGTATCTATCTGATAGTTTATTCTTGGAAATATGTTAAACATATAATGCCACTTATTAGAAAATTGTGAAGTTACGATTTATGCCGTTGTTTATTTCATCGCCAAGTGTTCTTGCTACTACCTCAGATAGTTGAAGAGTTAAATTCATTTCTGTGGGTATACCATCTTCAAAGAATGTTAGTTTTTGTCCACCATAATCTACTGCGACAGACTCTAAAGCACACGCTTTACTTTTGTATAATACTTTTACTGATGACTCGTTTCCAGGACTATCATTAAATTCAATATTGAACGTTACTAAGTGTGGGTATCCAAATGTAAACGATGTGTCAGACAATACTGTTGCTACCGTTCTATCTCCTCCAGTTAGATCATTTGATGTTGAATATGAAGGTGCGGATGCAACTCTAAATGCTTTAATTATTTTTTGAACTGTTTCTGCATCAGATTTGTTTCTAGGTTTCATAGGCACTGGAATTTGATATTTTCTATACTGAGGTCCTTTGTACAATAGTTGTGCCATAGGATTTACAGCTTGTCTTTGATTAAACTCAAATTGATTAATGCCACTAAGTCCTGCGGACTCTACAAATCCTAATGCATTTCCTGCGCCTTTTTGAAGCGAATAGTTTATAGCTTCTGCCATATTAGCCACAGTTTGATCAGCAGATTGAGATAGTCCTGCTAATCCAGTTTGACCAAAATTGAATAGTGGACCCGCAGCACCACCGCCTACGATCTGTTCTGTTCTAGAATAGTCAGAAAAATTACTAATGTTAAATACACTAGGCATTCTTATATTTACAATAGGAGCTGTTCCGACTATTTTTCCATAGGCATCTAAAAAATTAAATTTAATATATGGAGTATTAAATGAGTCTACTGCTTCTGGAAATCGTAATTTAGCACCGCCGAGTCCTGCTGATACGTATCTATTTGCAGCTTGGCCACGATTATCTCCCGCAGTTGTTGCAGGATTATCTTGCGGATATGATGTATCTTCTCCATCCATTGTCATAAGAAATTGTGTCGTGGCCATTTAAAATCCTTTTTTAATTAACTATTTATAAAACATTATGGCATACAAAGGCAAATATAAACCAAAAAATCCATCTAAATACAATGGTGATCCCACTGGAATTACTTATAGAAGTTTGTGGGAACGAAAGTTTATGGTATACTGCGACACTAATTCTTCTATACTTAAATGGTCTTCAGAAGAAATAGTTATACCCTATTTATCACCCATGGATAATCGTTGGCATAGATACTTTCCAGACTTCTGGATCCAGTATAGAGATGCTAATGGCACACTTCGTGCATCAATAATTGAAGTTAAGCCTCTCGCGCAGACTATGGAACCTAAACGTCTTGCATCGGGAACAAAACCCACACGTAGATTCTTAAATGAAGTTGTAACTTGGGGCGTGAATCAAGCTAAATGGACTGCTGCAATAAAATATTGTCAAGATAAAAATTGGGAATTTAAGTTGATGACAGAAAAAGAATTGACATAAATAGAAGACAACAAACTACAATTCTATGACAATATTCAAAGAACTCATATATCAAGGCATTCAAGCTGGTCAAGTACCCGCCAGAACGGCTGAGGCTAGAGAATGGTACCGAGATGCTGCTAGTCAGTTATCTGGGTTAACTACATCTAAAGTAATGAAATCTTTTGAACAAAAAAGAAAAGTTGCACATTTACATCCTGGAATGATGTATCTTTTCAAGTATGATCCAAAATTAAAGATGGAACTGCCGTATTACGATACGTTTCCTTTAATATTTCCTGTAGAACTTCATAAAGATGGCTTCTTGGGTATTAACTTTCACTATTTGCCGCCAATGCTTCGTGCAAAACTAATGAATGCAATATACTCTACTGTAATGGATAAGAAATACGATGAGCATACTAAGATAAAGATTAGTTATAGTGTACTAAAAGCTGCGTCTAAATATAAAGAGTATAAACCGACTATAAAAAAGTACTTATACAATCATGTAAAATCGCCATTCTTAGAAATAACTTCTGTCGAATGGGATATAGCACTATTTTTACCAATAGAAAAGTTTAAAAAAGCAACTGCGCAACAAGTTTGGGCAGACAGCAGAAAGAAAATCTAATGTTTAGTATATCAACTTTTGCTGCGTTAGTAAAACCAGTAAGACCTAATCTCTTCTTTGTAGAGATTGATCTTCCTCGTAATGTATTTAATAATCAAAATAGACAAAATGTAAGAGGAAATGCAAATAAAGATAATCAAAAGCAAGCCTGGTTTACAGACCTTTCTCTTAATGATGTTTCCGACGTACATCCTAGATTTAAATGTCGATGTGAAGCTACAGAATTACCTGGTAGAACAATTGCGACTTCTGATGACACTACATCATATGGACCAAACTTAAAATTTGCATATGATCACACATATTCTGACCACAATCTTCAAATTATTGCGTCTGATGATATGTACGAAAGAAGAGTATTTGAAGTATGGATGGATAATGTTGTAAATGGTCCCGATATGTATGGTTCAAGAACAAGTAGATCGGGACTTGTAAGATATTATGATGATTATGCTGCTGGAGAAGTTAGAATTCATCAAATGAATGAACAGGGTGTGACATTGGCTAAATACACGCTAATGAATGCATATCCAATCGCACTGAGTCCTATGAATTTAACATGGGAAGAACAGAATACGTACCAAAGATTTAGTGTCACAATGACATATCGATATCATATAGTGAATTTTAATAATTCGACAAATACTATATAATTTTTTATTACACCAACTGGAGATAATACACCATGGCTTTACCTAAAATTAAATCACCAATTTTTGAATTGAGTTTACCATCAAACGGAGTACCCGTTAAATACAGACCTTTCTTAGTTAAGGAACAAAAACTATTACTTATGGCACTTGAGAGTGAAGAGCCTACAGAAATGTTTAGAGCAATTAAACAGATTATTAATAACTGTGCAGTTGATGATATTGAAGTAGACGATATGCCTATGTTTGATTTAGAATATTTCTTCTTGAAACTTAGAGCAAAATCAATCGGAGAAATTATCGACATTCAACTTCGTCATCCAAATGGCATTAACTCTGACGGCGTAGAATGCACGCATGCAACACCAACAAAATTGAACTTGATGGATGTTGACGTGGTTAAAGATCCAAAACATAATTTAAAAATTATGTTAGATGAAGAGTCTAAGATTGGCATTGTATTGAAATATCCTACAGTGTCTTTGTCTGCAAAGACTGCTGTAGGTAAAGATCAATCTCAAATGGATACGATTGTTGATATTGTTGCTAACAGTATTGATTACATCTTTGATGCAGAGGCTGTATATCCAGCTTCAGAATCTTCTAAGGCTGAACTTCAAACTTTCGTTAACGATTTGAATCAAGAACAGTTTGCAAAGTTGACAGAATTCTTTAACACTATTCCAAAACTAAAGCATACTTTTGATTGGAAATGCTCTAAGTGTGGATGTAAAGAACATGTTGAACTTGAGGGTATGACAAGTTTTTTCGGTTAAGTTTGTCGAATGATAACTTAATCAATCATTACAAGACAAACTTTGCGTTGATGCAGCATCATAAATATAGTTTAACTGAACTAGAAGAAATGATGCCTTTTGAGAGGGAAATATACGTTACATTACTCGCACAGTTTATTAAAGAAGAAAATGATAGACAAAGAGAGAATGAAAACAAACAAAAATCTAGGTCTTCAAGAAGATAATCACAATAAAAAAAGAGAAAAATGGCTGATCTAACATCTAAACTTGCTGATAGTATAAAAAAATCAGTGTCAGGCTTTGGTGCAGGCATAAAGGCAGCCTTTATGTCTGCTAATCCTGCGGGCTTTGGACTTGCTATGAAAGGCATTCAAAAGGCGTTAGATAGCCAAGTTTCAGTACAAAGAAGAGATTTCGAACAACGCCAACTAGATAGACAGTTTGCAGAAGAAAACTCTAATGAGCAGAGAAGACTGTTCACTGATATTCTTAGTGTTCTAGAGGACATTAG